GAGCGTCCAGCGCTCATTCCAACACCCTTTTCTTTTAGGATGTTGCCCGAAGCTTTTAAGCGTTCGGACCGTGTACCACATCAATCCGCTTGCGGTGGTGGAACACGCTGTACGTGCCGAGTCCTTCGTGCACGTACTGAGGAGACCATCAGGTCTGGGTTGAGACTTATTCGGTTGCGCTTTTGCTTAGGCAAAGGCGAGTTACCGGATCTCAGTCCATCCTGTCTTGGCAAGTATCTCCTCTTTCTTCTTACCCCCCCTGGCCCAGCCAGGGAGTCGGTCCCATTCCCCCGTGTCCAGCACGGATGGGATACCGAAGGGTTTCCTCTCTTTTCCCGCATGGGCAGGCGGCAGAGATGGGAGTTTGCTCATTCAGTGAGCAGCCTAAAGAAGGCACTCCCCTCTGATGTTTGTCCCTTGCATCGCCCCCCCTCCGTTCGAGAGGCCTGGTTTTCGGCCAGGTCTACCGAGCCTCCTCCCACATCTCTTCAGTATCTTCGTTTTTGCCGTCAAGTTATTCGGCGCCAGTTTCCTTTGGGTTGGGATCGTCATTACTTTTCGAAGTGTGACGGCTTCTTTCCCAAGGATTCTGCTCGTTTTGACAGGAAGAACACTGGTTCTGGATGGTGGTCGGAAAATTCGAGTTACTCGGAGTTTCAGTCTATCGTTCGTTCTGGTGGCTCCCTTCCTGCTGGCATTGGCGGTTGGGAACTTCGTTACAAAGAAGTCCCTTCTGCAGGGAAGTTGCGCGCTCTTGGTATACCAACTTACCGTTGGGATATTCTAGGGCCTCTTCACGAAACGATTTACTCTTGGATTGGGAGGAAGGATTGGCTTCTCGTCGGGCCTCCTAACGCTGACAGAATTGGTAAGACGTGTGTTTTTGAACACCAGACGTCTATCGATCTCGTCGGCGCTTCTGACAACCTTAGGCTCGACGTCGCAGAAGCGATCCTCGGCACTCTCCTGAGTCGCTGCGTCTCGGTTCCTGGTTCTGTGCGCCAGGCCGCTTGTGAGTCCCTCCGCCCTACCTGCTGCGGCATTCCAGTCGTAGCCGGTCAGATGATGGGGACTTATTTGTCTTTTCCTCTTCTTTGTCTCCAATCTTACTGTGCCGCCCTTTGGGCTCTGGGAGGGCGGCCTGGTAATGTTTTGATTAACGGCGACGACTGTCTGATTAGTTCTCTTCATCCCCTTTCGTTAGGCGATTACCCCGAGTGGGCGATTGTCAATCGATTGAAGACTGGACAGTTTTCAGACGTCGCGGAGATAAATTCCACTTGCTTCCTACGGGGGAAGGGGGGCAAGTGGAAAGAGGTGAGGCATTTACGGAGGGGGGGTGGCGACCGGCGCCTTGTTGGACATCTGCACCAGGCAGCTGTCTGTGTTGCTGCCGGTCCGCTTTGGGAGCGTGCCTTTGCTTTGGCCAAGGTACGGTCTCGCTGGAAGTTGTTGCCCAGTTCTTTGGGCATGAATATGAAGATTCTTGAGGTATTCAAGCTCGATAGTCGTCTCAGACGAAACTATTGGTTTGAGATTCCTCATCAACGTACTCAGAGTCGTTATTCTCTCGTTAACGACTCCACTCCAGACGAGAGAAGAGAGGTAGCCCTTGACCTGTGGGCTAACGGTCGCGAGTCGGGAGACAGCCCTGAGGACATCACATTTTCCCACCTGTGGAAAAGGCGCGTGAAGTGTGGTGCTGTCTCCCGCAGAGCGAGGTCTTTGGGGTTCGGTGTTCAACCTTCTTTTTTCCCTTGGAAAGGAATTAAGATCGTTAAGCCCGAACCGAAGACCTTGGTTCTTCGCGATAGTAAGTTGCCGGGCCCTCCCGGGCTGAGGGTAATTAGAGATGAGGATGGTCGTCTCGTCGTGTGTCCGCCTGCGGACTAGGTGGGAGCGGATTACTAGCAAATTTCATTAGACCACTTCATGGTCCAGCCACGTGAAACCGTTTATTCTCGTGGTAGCGCGGTGACTTAACAGTCATAGCGCGAGTTTAGAAATAAGCGTGCCAGTGTACTAAGCTGGTTGCGGAGCGGCCTCATTCGAGGTGTCACCAATTATGGCAATCGGTAACAGATTGAGCTCAGCGAACAAGGAGTGCAAAACGGCTCTTTGCAATTAGTAGTCGCTAGTACATCACTGTAGAGTGAGTGCGAGGGCAACCGGGCCA